GCTCTTCCGATCTGATCGCCGCGCTGGAAGAATACGCCGACGGCGTGCAAGAGGGCGTGAACGAAGCCGTTACAACAGTCGGCAAAGAAACCGCGAAAAGCCTTAAACGGACAAGCCCGAAACGGACGGGAGATTATCGGAAGGGCTGGTCGGTGAAAAACACTTCCGACAGAGCAACGGAAAAGGTCGTCACGGTATATAACCGGACGGATTATCAGTTGACACACCTTCTTGAAAAAGGGCATGGAGGCCCCGCGCCCGCGCCCGCGTATCCGCATATAGCCGCCGCCGAAGCCGCCGCCGCGAATTCGCTTGAAGAAAAAGTGCGAATTGTCATAGGGAAGGGAAAGTAAAATGCTTAACCGTGCAGCTTTCAATACAAAGCGTTTTGACGTTCCGGAAAAGCCGACAACGATTGATATTCGCGAAGCTTTGCAAGAATTGATCGAAGCCGCCGCGCCGGAACTGATCTTGACCGTTCCGGAAAGCTTCACAGCAAGCGGCGCTTTTGACGGGGTTATATCGGTCGGTATCTACACATACCGCGAAAGCCTTGTTATTCCCTTCAATCTGCAACGGCTGATCGACATTATTTCCGGGAGCGGGTACGAATATGTGTACGATCACTTCGTATCGAAGCCCGCTTTGCCGTTTGTGCTGATCGCGCGTCAAATGTCCGAAAATATGTACGCGGACAATCGCGTATATGTGAAGGCGAAAGAAACGGCAACAGAAAAAACGCTTGAAGCGATCTTTGATGAAAATGAAATTTGCTGGGAGGTTTTCGACGAATTTTATAACAAAGAAGATCGGCTTTATCAAATCATTTACGAATTTTCAGAAATGGAGGATTAACACACATGAGCAGCGCAAACAAAGTTAGGTACGGACTGAAAAACGTATACGTCGCGCCGCTGACCGAAACCGACGCGGGGATCATTTCTTACGGAACGCCGCGTCATGTTCCGGGCGCGGTCAATCTGTCGCTTCCGCCCGTCGGCGAGACTACGCCGTTTTACGCCGACGATATCGAATACTTTACTTCCATGACGAACAACGGGTATGAAGGCAATATCGAATTTGCCCTTGTCCCGGACTGGTTCAAGGAAAAGTATTTGGGCGAGATCGTCGACGAAAACTTCGTCTATACCGAGCGGGCGGGCGTGCAGCCGTCCCGCTTCGCTATGATGTTTGAATTCGACGGCGACAAGCGGAAAGTGCGTCACGTCCTGTATAACTGCAAGGCTAACCGCCCGAACGTCGACGGCGAGACGAAGCAGAATACCACCACGCCGAAAACCGAAAGTATGCCGCTTGTCGTCAAGCCGCTTCCGGATATGACCGTCAAGGGGCGCACGAACGAAAAAACGCCGGACAGCGTTTATAACGGCTGGTTTGATAACGTATACGGGCAGATCAGCACCGCCGCGAACGTTTCCCCGAAAACGGCGACGTTCAGCAAAGCCGCCGCCGCTGACGTGACCGTCACCGTCACGAACGATACGCCGATTGACGTTCAGATCGGCGGCGAGACTATCGGCGCGGGTAACTTTACCGTTGCGTCGAATATCGTAACGATCAAGAAGGAATATCTTTTGACGCTTTCCAACGGCGCAAAGCCCTTCACGATCCTTATGACTTCCGAAGAGGAAAAGACCGTAACCGTCACCGTGGCGGATTGATGCAGCGCTTGAAAGGGGCTTAAAACATGGAAAAAATCGTCAATATCGGCGGAAAGGATTTCACGATGAAATCAACCGCCGCGAATCTGCTTAAATACAAAGCGCAATTCGGGCGCGATCTTTTCGAGGACGTGCAGCGGCTTCAAGAAGCTATGCTTCCGGACGGAACGGTCGATCTGTCAAAGATTGATCTTGAAGTCGTCTATAATATGTGCTGGCTTCTTATCAAGGCAGCAAATCCCGAATTGCCGCCGCCGTTTGAATGGCTTGATACGCTTGATAGTTTCCCGCTTTCCGAAGCGGCACATGAAGCGATCACGCTTTACGTTGAAAGCATGGGCGGCAAATCTTCAAAAAACGGATAGACGGCGACGCGGACACCGCGCCGGAACACGAAGTCGAAAGCCCCACGGAAATGTTGATCCGTGGGGCTTTACGTTTAGGCGTGCGCGTCGCCGATCTGGAATACTTTACCGTCGGAAGCTTGCTTGATCTGCTTTTGTATGAGCCGACAGGCACGCCGGACACAAGAGCGGCGACGCAAGCGGACTTCGACGCATTTTGATAATACGGGGGTGGATTTATGGCCGGGAATATCAAGGGAATAACTATCGAGATCGGCGGAAATACCACGCCGTTACAAAAGGCGCTTTCCGACGTAAATTCCAAATCCAAAAGCCTTAAAACCGAACTTAAAGACGTTGAACGTCTTTTGAAGCTTGATCCAACGAATACAACGCTTCTTGCACAGAAACAAGAACTTTTAGGGCAATCCGTACAGGCCACAAAAGAAAAGCTTGATAAACTGCGCGAAGCTGAAGCGCAGGTACAGGAACAGGCCGCAAAGGGCGAAATCACGCAAGAACAATATAGAGCATATCAACGCGAGGTAGAAAGCACAGAAGAAGAATTGCGGTATCTGGAAAAGCAGCAAGCCGAAACGACCGAACAGATCGACCGGGGCGGCAAGACAGCAAAACAGGCCGCAAAGGAAGCCGACGACGCAAAAGAGAAATGGCACAAATTCGGCGAAGCGTTAAAGACCGTCGGCGAAATCGCCGGGAAAGCAATTATCGCGCTTGGGAGCGCGGCGACAGCGGCGGGCGCTGCTATCGTGAAAATGTCTATCGACGCGGCATATAACGCCGACGACTTGAACACGCTGTCGAAAACAACGGGGATCGCAACGGACACTTTGCAAAAATTCCAGTACGCAAGCGATATGATAGATGTTTCTATGGATACGCTTACGGGCAGCTTGTCGAAGCTTACGCGGCAAATGTCGAGCGCCCGCGACGGTACGGGATCGGCGGCGGACGCTTTCGCGTCGCTTGGCGTTTCCGTGACGGACGCAAACGGAAATCTTCGGGATAACGAAGAAGTGTTCGCCGACGTGATCCGGGCGCTGGGGCAGATTGAAAACGAAACAGAGCGCGACGCGCTGGCAATGGAGATTTTCGGAAAGTCGGCGCAAGACTTAAATCCGCTTATTATGGGCGGCGTTGACGCGCTGGAAGAGTTAGGCGCGGAAGCTGAAGAAGCGGGCTTGATCCTTTCACAAGATATGCTTGATAGCTTGAACACGCTTTCCGACGCTATGGACAAAGCGAAGGCCACAACGTCGGCGCTTGGAAACCTTTTCGGAACGGTATTTGCCGAAGATATCGCCGGGTTTGTCAATGACTTTACGGCGGGCGCGCAGCGTTTAGGAAAGGCTTTCCGGGAAGGCGGCGTTGACGCGCTGGCCGACGAATTCGGCGTTGTGCTTGGCGAAATGGTAAACAAGATCGCGGAAGCCTTGCCGAAAATCGTTGAAGGCGGATTAACGATTGTCGAGAAATTCGCCGGAAGCATTCTTGACAACGCGGCGACGATCACAAAAACTGCCGTCCAGATCGTAACAAAGCTAGTCGAAGCAATTATGAAAGCACTTCCGAAAGTTGTTGAAGCAGCGGGCGAAATCGTCGGAACACTGGGCGAAACAATCGGGAGTGAATTACCGACGCTTATTCCGACGATTGTTCAAGGGATCGTTTCTTTCGCGACGGCCATTGTCGGACAGTTGCCGACGATCCTTGAAGCCGTTGTGCAGCTTATCGAAGGGCTGGCCGTCGGCATTATCGACAGTATGCCAATTATCCTTGAAGCCTTGCCGGAAATCATTTCCGGCATTGTGGACGCGCTGATCGGCTTAATTCCGCAGATCATCGAATGCGGCGTAACGCTCTTGACGGCGCTTGTCGAGAACTTGCCAGAAATCATTAACGGGATCGTCGAGGTATTGCCGAAAATCATAACGGCGATAACGGAAAAGCTGATACAGATGATTCCGCAGATCATCAGCGCGGGCGTAAAACTGCTTGTTTCGCTGGTAACAAATCTTCCGCAGATAATCGCCGCCGTGGTAAAGGTCATTCCACAGATCATAACGGCGATTATCCAAACGGTCGTCGGCCTGCATAATCAGATCGCCGAAGCTGGCCGGGGGCTTTTCACAAAGCTTGTAGATCGCGGCGCGGAGATAATCAGCGAAATTAAAAGCTTCGTTCATAACCTTGTGCAATCCATCGTTTCGACAATTACGGGCGCGTTTTCGGACTTCTTCAACGTCGGGTATCAAATCGTACAGGGCGTATGGAACGGCTTGTCGAGCGGGTGGAGCTGGCTAACAGGTCAAGTTTCCAGCTTGGCGCAAAACTTACTTCAGAGCGCGAAAAACGCCCTGGGCATTCATTCCCCGTCGTCAAAATTCCGGGATGAAGTCGGTAAAATGATGGCGGCGGGCATTGGCGAAGGCTTCGACGCGGAAACGCCGAAAGAGTTTCAGAGGATCAAAAACCGCTTGAACGCCGAAGAAAGGAAACTTGCCGCCGACGTGACGAACAATTCCACCGTAAACAATAGTACGTCTTTAGGCGGGATCGTGATAAACATTAACGGCAGCGTCGAGAATGTCGCCGCCGCAAAGCAGTACGGGCGCGAACTTGCGTCCGAACTTGCGTCCGAACTTCGTTACAAGGGGGTTTTGCAGTTTGCATAAATTTTCTTTTGAATTCGGAAGCGTGGATATGTTCACGGCATACGGTTTTCGTATCCGAAAGCGGCACAGGCTTTTGAAACCGCCGCTTCGGGAACGGAAATTGATTATCCCGGAAAAATCCGGCGCTTATGATTTCGGCGCGAAGTATTACGACGAAATATCGTATCTTGTCGAGTGCGACACGATCAAAGAATTAACGGAAGCAGATAAACGGGAAATCGCTTATCTGCTTTCGTTCAAAAACCGGATCGTCTTTTGGGATGAGCCGGACAAATATTATATCGGTCGCATTTACGACGCGGCGGAAATCGAAAAGGTCGGCGGGATCGGAACATATTTCCCGCTGACCTTTATTTGTGATCCGTTCGCATACGGCGCGACGGTAAACGTCGAAATCCCGTCGAACGGCGTTTACGTCCCGGAATACGCCGGGACAGCCGAAACACCGACAAGAATTGAAATCGCAAACAACGGAAGCAGCGCAACGGCAACAGTACAAATTACAATCAGAACACGAAGGGAGAATTACTAATGTACGCGACGAACTATTTTGAAACAATGATCTTGAACGTGTTGAACGGCGTTCGCGCGGGCGCGCCGTCGACGGTTTACGTCGGCTTGTTTCTGACAAATCCCGGCGAAGCTGGGGGAGGCACGGAGATTTCATACACCGGATACGCCCGCCGCGCTATCGCCTTTGACGCGCCCGAAAGCATGGAAGGCGGTATCGGGATCAAGAATTCCGCCGAAATCACCTTCCCGACAGCGCCCGCCGCCGCCGGAACGGTAACGCAAATCGGAATC